CGTGGTGCGACTGAGCTTGGTGGCCCCTACGCCGTAGGTAGCAGAGTAGTTCACCACCTTGTAGTTCTTACGCAGAGCTTTCAAGGATACCTCACCGGAGTTGTGCCTGTCAATGTCTTCCTGTGTCACAGCACCAGCATGTTTGGCCAAGTCAAGGTGTGGGTCGAAGCCTTCCTTGCTCATCTCTGCTACATAGTCAGGGTCCAGAGGCTGCATGTAGTGCCGCTTGGTAGTATCCTCAAGGCTGGTCATATCAGCGCCACAAAGAACGTAGCCCTCTGGTGCAGTCAGACAGCCACGTATCTCTGCACCCCAAGGCTTGTCTACACCGGGGAGGTTGACCAGTGGCTTGTAGTGCTTGAACCGTAGGGTGTTGGTGAACCCTGCAATCTCAGCCTTTAGCCAGCCGTCTCTGTGACAGTCAAGGAAGCCCTTGAAGATACCAAGACGGTGGTTGATAACCGAGAGACCATCCAAAATTCCCACAGTAGGATGTTTGTCGATCAACAGCTTAACACTCTCACAAAGCTCAGAGCCATCCCTGACCTGCTCGATCTGGTACTCTACCTTCTCTGTAAGGCCAGTCTTCTCATCGTAGACTTGCTTGAAGGCATACTTGAAGGTAGCTGGCTCCCAGCCAAGAGACCGTAGCCAAGCCTTAACCTGATCGTTGCTGTTGGGATTAGCACGCTCTTCCTTGTCTAGCACTTGGATGGGGCCTACTGTGGTGCGAGGATGGCCACCAGCCCGTAGCAGGGCATGCCAACGCTCTCCATACACAGTCAGGCTACCATCGGCCTTGGTCATACGCTTAGGCATTTCTACTTTCTTGTAGACCTTATTCTTCGGCATAGCTTCTGCGAGTTGCTCGATTTTCTCTTCTTTGAGCCGCTGAAGTTCGTCGTAGTGAGACTGAGCCTTTGCCACGTCCAGCTTCCATCCCAGAGCTTCCTGTTCCCTTGCACAGTCCATCTTGAATGACAAGTATTGTACGAAACTGTCTCGTTCCGTCTGGTCGGGGTACAGCCACTCCAACTGGCTTGACAATTCTTTGTAGAGCCTTGCGTTGATCTTCACGTCTTCGTTGCATCGGTGTGCATACTCCTCTGGTGTCAGGTTGTTCCAGTCCTTGATCTGCGGCTTAGGAATGCCGTAGTCTTCTCCGTAGCCCTCAAGTCCATGACGGGGGCGGTCATGGTTCAGATACCAAGACAGTGCCAGTGTGTCCACCAGCTTTGCCTTGACCTTGATACCGAGCAGCTTTTCCACTACGGGGATGTCAAAGCGGATGATGTTGTGACCCACCAAGGTGTCTGCCTCAGTGAGCAACAAAGCCATCATAAACTGGTCATGCGTATGATGGACTACACCACTCTCGTCCATCCAAGAGAGTACATGGATTTTGGTGGCCTCTTCCAGTAGTCCGTCAGTCTCAATGTCAAATACTATCATTTTTTGTCCTCTAAATAGTCGGCCATCCGCCTAAGCAAGTCGGGGTCATGTTGCGCAAGTCCCATTGACGAATTGCATGGATTGCATAACCAGCCCCTAACTACCATAGTTTCTTGGCAATGGTCAACTGAAAAGGGGCTTTGTGTCCAATATCTTCCGGTGTCTAAGTAGTCCTTGTGTGTCTTTTGACAAAGGGGGCAAGCATAGTCTTCGGGAAGTTTATTGTGCCGCCTGAACTCTGCTTTGATGATTTCTGCTTTATCATCACAAAATCGGCAAGTCGAGGACAGAGTGTGTCTGTCCCCATGCCGCCGAACCAAAACCCGAAAGTCGTCTTTCGGCAACTCTTTCTTGCAAGAGTAACAGAGCTTAGACTCCGAAGGTACGAAAGAACCTCGAAACAAATCCTCTTGCACTACGCAAGCTCCTTAAGAATGAATGTCTTTGGATCGAAGCGCATTCTACCAGCATGACCCACCTCAGCGCAAGGTCTATTTTTCTCTACGGTCAAGAAAGTCGTGTTGCGATCATCCTCTTCCTCTGCCTCTTTGTTACGGCTAAGGTTGACGATAACAGAGGCACGTTGGGCAATCATCTTACAATACTTAGGGTCACCATTGTCGTTGGTGTGGGCAATGGTGACAATACCTACGTTAAGCTCTGCTGCCAGCTTGGACAGACGGACGGACAGGTCAGCGAGGATTTGCTCTTTACCGTCCTCTGTCAGGCCAGCAACAACATCTTGGATAGGCTCGAAGAAGATGAAGCTACAGCCACAAGCCTCCCGGAAGAAGCGGATTTGCTCGATAAGCTCATCAGCACCTTGACCATCAGGAAGGTAGAACTGGTAAAAGGTCTCATCCTTGGTAAGGTCCACAATGGCTTCTTCCACAAGGGGGCCTGTCTCTTCGTCAATCAAGTCTCTACGTGTGACGTTGCCACCCAAATGATACGACACCAAACCCAACAAAGAACGCAACTTGGTTTCCTCAAGGTGCCAAGTAGCAAAGGGAACCTTCTGCTGCAACAGATTGTATTCGAGGTAGCGCATTACCTCAGTCTTACCAACACCAGTAGGTGCCTTGATAACCGTGAAGTGACCCTGCATAAGCCCCATGATCTTGTCATCAAGAGCTTGGATACCAGTGGGTATATACTCATGCTCAGGGGTATCACGGTACAGGCTGAGGAACTGCTCACTGGTGTTCAGGATGTTCTCTGGTACGAACTTCTTAGCACCATACCAAGCATTCTTGAATGCCTGTGCCTGACGAGCCTCAAGAAACTCATTGGCGTCCTTGTACTTGTCATGCGGCACCCGGTAGACCTTGTTAGGGAACAGATTGGCCATCTTAGCAGCAATAGCATTGCCAGCATCATCAGTGTCCACAGACAGGATAATCTTCTCAAAGCTATCCAACCAAGGGCCACACTTCTCCCACAGAGCCTTAGAAGGGGTAGCACTTGGTAGTGAGACAACAGGGTTGGTGTAGTTACCCTTGAGCATCTGGTAGGCAGACATAGCATCTACCTCACCCTCAGTCACAGTAACAAACCGAGCAGAGCCTGCATTCCACAAGTTCATGCCGAACAGTTCATCTGCCCGTAAACCTTCTGCACTGAATGCCTTTGGGTAGTACCTGATCTTCTTACCACCAGAAGGGTAGATGTACTCTTGCTTTACAGGACCATCAGCATCGGAGTAGGTCTTAACACCGTAGAACTCCATAGTGTCTCGGGTGATGCCTCGACTTGCAACAAAACCACCATTACCTACTTGCATACTGTTAGCTGGTCGAATGTTCTTTGGTACATAGTTCATATCTCTGTCCAGTGGTTTGAGTGGATACTTTTGCTTTATCTCTTCTGTGTAGACAACACCCTTAGCAGGATATGGTCTATCACAACTATGGCACTTACCAACCATCTTTACTGTGTTGTAGCAGAAAGCATCAGAACTACTACACTCAGGGTGTGGGCAAGGTTGGTGTCCTACTTCAGTCATTATCTTATCCTCTAGTCAATCTGTAGTATGTAATAGGCCTCTTTTTGTAAAGGACCGGAAGTGCTATTTTAGCCAAGAGAGTTTTTTCTGTATGGTGTGTTCTCTAAGCCTCACATTCCTCTCTGACATATCCATAGCCTTAGCTACCTCTACCTGTGTAAACTCTTCAGGGCCAAAACGCATCTGGAATATCTGAAAGTCTTTGTCAGAAAGTTTCTCCCGCATTAAGTCTTCGACTTGCTGGACCCAGATATATTCTTCTGTGTTGCCCTCATACATAACCTCATCACCCTCTAGAAGGGCCGTAGAAGCTCCTAGGGCGGTCTTAAGGCTATTGTAGGTATCCTCCTCCATATTTAACACAGGGGCCTCTGAGCCGCTTCTAATGGCCTTAGCATTCTCTCTGGTTTTATCAGAGGGGGCTATGCTTAGGGGGCCTTGGCGAAGCGAGATAAAGTCCTGCATACGTTTGCGTGCATTGGTGCGCAAAGTATCGGGGTGGTTGTTATCCCGAGCCTCTGCTTCCAACATTGCTATCATACCTTCCTGTATCAGGTCATCAGTTAGCTCATGCCGCCGGAAGCTATGGGCTAACTTCCGGCATACGTTCATCTTGTCTTCGGTGTTCACTTTATTCCTCGGTTTCTGTAAAAGGTATCCACAGCTTCGCATAGATGATCTGCTTGGTCAATGATACGAGCAGCAGCATCAGAGCTTGGGTCAGTGTTAGACTTACAATCATCGAGCATGGCAGTTGCATCATCAATGATTTCCTTGAGGCAGTAT